GAATCAAAATCTAATTCGGTTACATTTAAACGGTCCGCCATCTTATCTGTCTCGTTGTAAGAAGAAGTTTATTGTTATTGGGTCTGTTCTATTGACTATCAAAAATGTCATGCCGATACTGTAAGAATTGCCTTCATAATTTGGCGAAACAGCAACGCTTTTTACGATAACTCTTGGCTCAAAGTTTTCCAACGTCTGTATAATCTCACGCTTTAGTGCGGAAGATGTAATGGAATCCATGTTTTCAAATAGCAAGTTCCGAACACCGGAGCCCAACTGAGGTTGAAAAGGTCTTTCGTACCGAGAAGTTGAAATCAAATTCTTAACGGAATTGATTACCGCCATCTCGTCAACGTGCTTATTCACATCCTTCTTTATAGGATGGGCTGTGAAAGACAAGTCCAAGTCTTTGTATTTTCTAGTTGTTGCGCTTACTACTGTGGCCATCTTTTATTTATGAAGTAATTCTAGTAATAAGTTTATCTGTTCCTATATAATTTTCTATTAAAGCAGTTTGAGACTGACCCATTGAAGAAAATTGCCGAACTTTTGCAAAATCATCCATCAATGTCCTACTGTTCGTATAAAAATTTTCATCATGCAATTTTCTTGTGTCCATGAGACTTATAACATTTGCTAAATTATTATAAATTGTATTAGCTTGTGGTAATGTCAAACTGCAAGATCCTCCGCCAGAAATGCTAGTTGATAGTATTACCGTATTTGCAATGATGTTTGTGTTTGCTTGAGACAATTCTGGATCAATAAAAACGCTAGTGAAACTGCCAAAAATTGGAGCAGTATTTTGAATTCCATCGGTTTGATAAATGATATACATTAGTCCTTTTGCTACAGCCATCGCATTATCATAATACGGTTTTGCTTGAGCGGCATCTGGATTATTTGTAGCATCAGTTATGTAATTTGTAACGCCGGAAATTCTATTTGTGTGTGCCACAAAATTGGCAGAATTGCTGTATAAATTTGAAGATACATTAGATTCAAGAATGTTAACTGTCATGTCTAATTTATCTTGTACACCCACATTTGTGCAACTTGTAATTGTAAGTATTGTATCTCGTAATGTATTTGCAGAATTTAAAATGTTAGCTACTGAAACCGAAGTTGGATTTTTAAAGTAACCACTAACAGAACTATTCGCAATATCCCCCGATTGCCAATCAGTAATTATGGTTGGAACACTATTCAAATGTTCTTTTGCTTCCACAGACAAATCTGGTATATCACCTCTGGTGTCTGTATAATTGTATCCTAATTTTTGAAATAATTTAGCCATAGTATTTTTTTCCTTATCAAGCACTTAAAAATTTACCTATTACGGGTCCAGCTTTTGGATGACTGTGTGTATTATAAATCAAAGAATTGATTGTGTCAAACATGAAAACTGCTGATGAAATACCAATACTTGCATATCCAATATTACCGACAAAGAAATTTCCTATTGGAGCATTTACGGACACTAATGATGTGATTGGTCCAACGGTAGTAATGGATCCTGGAGTTGCAACTGGTGTTAATGGAGTTGGCAAGCCTAATGATAATCCCCCGAGAGAAGATGTGAATCCATATGGACCAGCAAAAACACCCATTTTTGCATTCACTCTTGATTCCGCAGTAAGTGTGTCGCAAGTAATTGAACCATGAATAAACAAATCTGATCCTAAATTCAAACTTTGTGCTGATGACAAACTCAAAGAACCACCAAATTTTTCACTTGCACTAATGCTAACATCTTTATTACCAGAAAGTGAAAGATTTCCAGCACTCAGGACATTCATTTTTCCTTTTACTGCAAGATTATAATCTCCGCCAACTTCTTGATTTAAATCTCCATCCACTTGCATATTACAATCGCCTTTAACAACGATGTTACATGCACCGCTAACATAAATGTTTTTCTTACCGATTGTAATATCAAATCCTTCACCAAAAACTTTTATAACTTGATTTCCGTTTGGATGCATTTCAATAAAGTTTCTAGATTTTCCATGTTGTATGCGTACCCGCTCTCTTCCTGGAGTATCATCTAATTGGATTGAATGTGCTCCCTCACTATCCCACGTTTGATTATATGGATATAATGGTGGATTGTCAACCGATGCTGGAGATGGCGGTTCTTGAAATAAATTATTTGATGGATTGGAACTAAGTGCTCCAACCACCTGTTCATATGATTTAGTATAGTCGCTATTTGTTGCCATAATTTTTTAAGGTGTTTTTGATTTTTGACTTGGTGCAGTTGGAACTTGTAATCCAGGTGGCACAGAGCCAGTGTATGATGTGATTGTCGCATTAGCTTTGGTAACTTCATCTTGAGTGGTTGGTACAAATAAACCAACTGTTGATGAGGCTGCAATTCCTACTGCTAAACCTGCAACGGTAGCAGATGCTTTTAGCGCATCTTTAGTCGCTGAGGCAACGTCTTTTATTGCTCCTGCCAATTCTGTATAACTTTTTCCGGTATCCGATGGAGAAATATATGTATCTTCTGGTGCATCAATTGAAGATACATTTCCATCAGTATCGGTAATTAATTGGGAACCATCTTCAAATGTTTGTATAGAAGACCCATCCTCAAATTCTTGTGTTCCTACTGTCCATGTTGGACTAGTTGGTGCAGATTCAGTCCATACTTCACTAAAAATACTTCCTAAAGATGATAATAATTTATTTAGACAGTCTCTCAACATTTCTAAATATTTTTTTGGCAAACTAAGAATCCATTGAATGATTGCTCGGATCTTAACCAATACAGCAAGAACATATTTTTCAAATTCTATAATTGGTTGAATATATTCCCGATTGATATAATTAATATACTCAGCCACAGACTTTAGCATATTGATAACTGATGAAAAAGAACCAGATGGATCACTAAAACCTAGCAATCTCATAATGGATCTAATTCCTTCTCTAATCCATTTTGCAATTCCTTTTAAGAATTTCTTTAACCCAATATTTTTTTTCAAGTCATTTGAGAAATCACAACTATGCACCAACTTATTATTTGTTACATCAATGCTTGTTCCTGCAATTTTTCCCATAGCCCAAATTGATGTTGTTGGTGTGCCTTCTTCTCCAAAATCTCCTGTGTTATACAGTAATGTGTAATCGGATAACGATGCTTCTTCAACAGTGGTTGCTAAGATTGGTTTAAATGTTTGTGCGCTCATTTTTTATTCTCTTGGTGATATAGTCGCAGAATTCCATCCATTATGTCTCTATAGCAACAATCAAGTTCCGAATGGGCTTCTTCTAGTTTAATATCAGTATGACAATGACAATCTATAGATTCTATTTCTTTTAAGAATTCTTCAGTCGTAATTATTCCAGCAATATATTTCTCATGCGATATGGCTGCCTTCGCTGTCAAAATATGTAAATCAATTAAACTTTGACTCATTTTGATATCATTCCAGGCAAGAAACCAATCATCACTGGTTGTTGTGCAGTTTCACCATCTAAGAAGAATCCAACAATCCAATCATTTAATTTAGGAGAAGAAAACATTTTTGAAGTGTTGATTGCATACATTGGATGCGCCCAAGGCAAGCCTTCAGTTGGAAGTTGCGCTTTATCTGTATTATGCCAACCTAATATTCTAACTTGACACCTTCCCATTGCCAATGGATCTAGTCTGTTTTCAACTATGCCGACCCACCAAATGAAACCATTTTTTCCAGAAAAATTATTATCCATAAAAATCCGCCAAATCATTTTGTTGCTGTGTACTCAAATAAACTCTATCCCGGTTTGAAGAATCTGTGGCCACTTCCAGAATAGTTTCATGTTTGTCATAAGTAATCATCTGTCTTGCGGCAACAATCAAATATTTACCACTTTTTGATTTATCCATGTTATCTTGATTTTTTTCCGAAGATTGCTCACTAATTGTTGGAACTGTTACGTTCACATTTGTGCCAGAAATCAAATCAAAGTTTCCTGGCATAACAATTTTTAATCTTTGATTCATCAAATTGCGAATAGAAGATTCTCTTTGTATCACATAGTTATATGTATCATCATCCGCATCAATAGAATTCGCATCATTTTCTTTTACATACTCATTCTTTGC